CAGGACGTCAGCGGCTGGCTGAAGGAAAAGGGCTATGAAATCAGCAAAAGCAGCGTGGGGCGGTATGCGGTCCGGAGTAACACGGCCGCCCAGCGCTTACTGGAGGCCCAGTCCCGGACCGAGGCCCTGGTAAACGTGGTCCGAAAGAACCCGGATGCGGATTATACCGAGGCGGGCCTGATGCTGATGATGGATGGTCTGATTAACCGCCTGGCAACAGCGGAGGATGAGTTTGACTACCTGCCATTAGACAAGGTGGGACGGCTGATTGCATCCCTGAGCCGGACCAAGGTCTATAAGGATAAGGTCCGCCAGGACATGAAGGATAAGGCGGACCTGGCCTTTAAGGAAATGGAGGAGGAAATCATGAAGACCATCAAGTCAGACCCGGAGCTGAAGGTAAGACTGAAGGAAATCCTGACCCGTGCAAAGGAGCTGATGCTGCATGATTGATATCAACGAATACCTGGAGCGCCTGGACGAAGAGGAAGGCCGGGAGGAACAGGAACGGGAAGCCTATCAGCGGGAGCTGTTTGAGGCCTATGTCCTGCGCCGGACGGACCATGAGCCAGAGCGCCGGGAACTGATGCGGTTGTACCAGGACGGGCATCCCCTGACGGGTCCGAGAGGGCTCAGAAAGCGCCTGGCGGCCATCGACCTGGGATATTTTGGGCGGGCCTATTTAAAACACTACTTTGTCCGCAAATCCCCAGCCTTCCATGAAGAACTGGACACAGTCTGGACCAAGGGTGTGCTGAAGGGGCGCAATCCATACCAGGAAGCAGCCGTCATCTCGCGGCTGGACGGGAGCCGGAACGTGGTGGCAGCGCCGAGAGGCCATGCAAAGTCCACCAACTTTACATTTAAGGATTCCCTGCACGCGGCTTTGTACCGGTACAAGCATTACATCATCATCCTGTCCGATTCGTCCGACCAGGCCGAAGGGTTCTTAACGGACATCAAGACAGAGCTGGAGGAAAACCGGGACATCCAGGAGGACTTCGGCCGGCAGCAGGGAAAGGTGTGGAAGGGGAATGTCATCCTGACGGCCCAGGACATCAAGATTGAGGCCATCGGCTCCGGAAAGAAGATACGGGGCCGCCGGCACCGGGCCTGGAGGCCGGACCTGATTGTCCTGGACGATGTGGAGAATGACGAGAACGTCAACACGGCGGAGCAGCGCCGGAAGCTGGAATCCTGGTTTAAGAAGGCGGTATCCAAAGCAGGGGATACCTATACGGATATCATGTACATCGGTACGGTGCTCCATTACGATTCCCTGCTCAGCGGGGTACTGAAGAATCCGGAGTATGATTCCCGGACCTATCAGGCCGTGCTGTCCTTTGCAAAGCGGGAGGACCTGTGGGAGCGCTGGATAGAGATTTATACCAACCTGTTTGACGATAAGCACAAGGAACACGCCCGGGAATTTTACGAGGCAAACGAGGCGGAAATGCTGATAGGAACCCAGGTCCTGTGGCCGGAGAAGATGGATTATTACAAACTGATGGTCATCCGCATTTCAGACGGAGAGGCGGCCTTTAACAGCGAATTGCAGAACAATCCCATCGACCCGGATAATGCGGCCTTCAACCCGGAGTGGTTTGATTACTACGAGGAGGAGCTGGTGGACTTTACGGACAGCCGATACCTCTTTGTCGGGTCCAATGACCCGTCCCTGGGGAAGAACAAAAAGGCGGACACGTCCTCCATCATCAACCTGGCCCTGGACCAGTACACCGGATACATGTATGTGGAGGCGGCCAGCGTGGAACGCAGGAAGCCGGATGCCATCATCCAGGACGTGTTTGAGATGTCAAGGCGCCTGAAGCGCGATTACCATAAGGGGTTCTTCCGGTTCGGGGTGGAGACGGTGCAATTCCAGTACTTCTTCAAGGAAGTCATGGCGCAGCTGTCGGCAGAACTGGGGGAGTACATCCCCATCGAGGAAATCCAGTCCACTGCCAACAAGATGCTGCGCATCCAGTCCCTGCAGCCCTACATTAAAAACGGGTATATCAAGTTTAACCGGAAGCATAAGACGCTGCTTAAGCAGCTGGAGGAGTTCCCGATGGGCAGGAATGATGATGCCCCGGACGGCCTTCAGATGGCCGTGGCCCTGGCGGTGGCGGTGAAGTCCATGGCGAAGAAGACAGACTATAAGTCCGTGTTAAGGCGGGCCATGCGGTTTGGGGAGGGGGCATACTGATGGCAAAGAAGAATAAGAAGGGATTACCACCGGAAATGGCAAAAGGCGGGGGGCCCATCATGGCAGCGGTTGCCATCCGGGATGTGAACGATAAATTCAGCAGCTACCCGTCTGACGGCCTGACACCGGTAAAGCTGGCCCGGATATTCAAGGAGGCGGACGCCGGGGACCCCTTCCGGCAGATGGAGCTGTTCGAGGAGATGGAAAGCAAGGACACCCATCTGTTCTCCCAGCTGCAGACCCGCAAGCTTGCGGTGACGGGCCTGGACTGGGAGGTGCAGCCCTTTTCGCAGGACGGAACAGACCAGGAGATAGCGGCTTTCGTGGAGGAACAGCTGAAGGAGCTGGACGGGTTCAGCGACAACCTCATGGACATCCTGGATGCCATCGGAAAGGGCATCAGTTTCCAGGAAATCGAGTGGGAATACCGGGACGGCCATGTGGTGGTGGGGAACATTGAGTACGTCCACCAGAAAAAGTTTTATTATAATACCCTGACCGATGCGCTCATGCTCCGGACGGAGGCGTTCCCGGGAGGGATACCCCTTCCGGAAAACAAGTTCATCGTCCACCGTTACAAGGCGCGTTCGGGCCACCCTTCCCGGTATGGCGTGCTGCGGGTGGTGGCCTGGATGTACCTGTTTAAAAACTATGACCTGAAGGACTGGGTCAGTTTCTGCGAGGTCTACGGGATGCCCCTGCGGCTGGGGACCTATGACGCAACGGCCAGTGAAAAGGATAAGGCAGCCCTGATGGATGCCATCGTAAGGATGGGGACGGATGCCGCGGGTATCGTGCCGTCCGGGACTGACATCAGGTTTATTGAATCCAACAAGCAGTCCAGCGTGGATATCTATGAAAGGCTGGCCCGGTTCTGTGATGAACAGATGAGCAAGGCCATCGTGGGGCAGACCCTGACATCGGATTCCGGCGGTTCCTACGCCCAGTCCAAGACCCATAACGATGTGAGGAAGGACCTGACGGAGGCGGACTGCAAGGCGGTGATGGAGACGGTGCGCCGGGACCTCATCCGGCCGCTGGTGGAGTTCAACTTCGGCGTCCGGGCCCATGTACCGTACTTCGTCCTGAACGCCACCGATACGGATGACCTGAAGGAAACCGCGGAAATCGTGAACACCCTGGCGGCCACCGGTCTGGAAATCCCTAAGAGCTGGCTGTACAAGAAGTTCAATATCCCGGCCCCGGAAAAGGGGGAGGAAACCATTGGGAAGGCCCCGGCAGCTCCCGGGATGCAGGGGATGGGGCAGCCTGGCACCGGCATGTTCCAGGGCCTCAGACTGAAGGCCGATGGAAAGGAAGCAGACGGCCAGCGGGTGCTGGACCGCCTGGAGGAGGCGGCCGTGAAGCAGTCCAGTGCCTTTTTCCGGCAGATGATGTCACCGGTCCTGGAGCTAGTGGAGCACTGCGACAGCCTGGAAGGCCTGCAGGAGCAGCTGAAGGACGAGGAGGCCCTGCGGCAGTTATACAATGCCATGAAGGTGAAGGATTTTGACCAGCTGGTGGAGCAGGTCATGTATGTATCAAACATGTTGGGGCGGATGCAGGATGGATGAGCAGATATTAAAGGAACTGAAGGAAGGGACGGAGCCGGAGGTGTTCGGTGAGGCCTTAGCGTTCCTGGAACAGAAGGGGGTCATCCGGTATGAGGACTTCAGGAAACTGAAGGAATGGTACCGCCCCCTGGCATTTTCGGTTGCCGGTTATACGGAGCTTGAGGTCCTGAACCAGTTCCTGGAGGAACTGAAAAGGGCCATAGAGGAAGGGACCACGAAGGCACGATTCCAGGAAAACATGGACCGTTTCCTGGAGGAGAGGGGCTATGACGGCCTGACGCCTTATCATGCGGACCGTATCTTCCGTCAGAACATGCTTACAGCCTACAGCGTAGGCCATTACCAGCAGATGACGGACCCGGATGTGATGGGACGGCGGAGGTACTGGCAGTACCAGACGGCCGGGGACAGGCATGTGAGGGAAAGCCACGCGGCCATGGACGGACGGGTATTCCCAGCGGATTCCCCGGTGTGGGATATCTGGTATCCGCCCAACGGATTCGGCTGCCGGTGTATGGTTGTCTCCAGGACGGAGGAGCAGGTAAGGCGTATGGGGCTTACCGTGGAGCAGGCCCTGCCGGATACGTCCAATATGGCCACAGGAGAGACGGAGGCGCTGCTGCCGGACCCGAAGTTCCGGACGAACCCGGCGAAGGCGGAGTGGAAGCCGGACCTGGCTGCGTTCCCACCGGTCTTAAGGAAGCTGTACCAGGAACAGCAGAAGGCGCGTAAGGCCAATCCGGACCGTCCGGCGGGGAATTCCAGCCCCGGATAAATTTAACGCGTCAAAACGCGTCAATGGCGCGTTAAAACGCAAAACAGAAAGGCGCATGGGATGAAGAAGACAGAATTAACGGTCCGGCCCCTGTCGGGAATCGACCTGAGCGGGGTGCCGGAGGTCATCCGGGTGCTGCCCAAAGGGCATGTGAGCAGCACAAAGGGAGACTTTGAGGTGGATGACCGGGATATTGCCGGAATCATCCGGCAGTTCAAGGCACGCCGGCTGGACCTGGTGATTGATTATGAGCACCAGACCCTGAGTGACGTGCAGGCCCCGGCGGCCGGCTGGATAAAGGACCTGTATCCGGGTGAGGATGCCCTGATGGCCCGGGTGGAGTGGACCCAAAAGGGGCGGGAGTATATCGCCAACAAGGAATACCGCTACCTGTCCCCGGTGGTACTGGTTAAAAAGGCAGACCAGCACGCGGCGGTGTTCCACAGCGCGGCGCTGACCAATACCCCGGCCATCACCGGTATGTTTGCAATCATAAATTCCGATGCATTGAGCATTGAGGAAGAGGAGGAACCAAGAATGGAATTAAGTGCACTGATTGAACTTCTGGGGCTGGAGGAAGGGACGGCAGAAGAGGACGTCCTGAAGCGGATTAAGGAGCTTACACAGCAGGCAGCGGAGGAAGGACAGGGGGGCCAGGAAGGAAAGGAGGGCCCGGCAAAGGAAGGGACACAGCTGGTAGCCAACAAGACCGTGCTGGACCTGTTAGGCCTTCCGGAAGATGCAAGGACAGAGGATGTGACGGCAAGAATCATGGCATTCAAGGCCGGTGACTCTGCCCTGCAGCGGCGGGTGGCGGAGCTTGAAAAGCAGGCGGCCAGCCAGAAAGCGGAGGAACTGGTGGGCTTGGCCATGAAGGATGGGAAGCTGTCCCCGGCCCAGAAGGAATGGGCGGTCGCGTACGCCCTGTCCGACCCCAAGGGCTTTGCCAAATTTGTGGAGAAGGCCCCGGTGGTGGTCCCCATGGGAAAGACCGCCTTTGCGGCGGATGAACGGAAACAGGACGGGGTTGACTGGAGGATTTTAAAGAACCAGGGCGTGACCGAGGAGGATTTAAAGAAGTATGGAGGTATGGAAGATGATACGGACGGGGAATGAGAAGTTAGACCCTAATACGCTGGTGCTGCCGGTGGCAGCCGGCGCGGCCATCACGGAGGCCACCATGGTGGCCCTTGGGACGGACGGATATGCGGTGCCGGCCTCGAAGGCGGCCAACCTCACGGTGGCCGGGGTGGCCCTGGAGCCGGCGGATAACCGGAACGGGGAGGCCGGGGACATCCGGGTGAAGGTGCGCCGCGGGGCATTCGTGATGGAGAATTCCGCTACCCCGGGGAGCCAGGCAAAGGCAACGGATATCTTAAGGACCTGCTATCTGGAGGATGCGGTCACCATCAGCATGGCCTCCACGGGAAGCAGCCCGGCCGGAACGGTGCTGGCGGTAGAAGCGGACGGGGTGACGGTGTGGTTCAACCAGCCGGCCATGCCGGCCGCGGAGTAAGCAAGCATAAGAATGAGGAGGAAACAGCCATGATTATTAACCAGGCGAACATCCGGAGCATGTCCATCGGATACAGCGTGATTTTCAACAAGGCCCTGGCGGAAACGCCAACGACCTACCAGCAGATAGCAACCACAGTACCCAGCACCACCCGGGACCAGTCCTATAACTGGCTGGGGCAGATGCCGCAGATGCGGGAATGGATTGGGGACCGTGAAATCCAGAACCTGAGTGCCTATGATTATGTCATCAAGAACAAGAAGTTTGAGATGACCATTGCGGTCCCGCGGGATGACATTGAGGATGATACCTACGGCGTATACAACCCGATGTTCCAGAACCTTGGCGAGTGTGCAGCACGTCATCCCAATGAACAGTGCTACGGTGCACTCATGGCCGGGTTTAAAAACGCGTGTTATGACGGTAAGCCCTTTTTCAGTGCGGACCACCCGGTAGAAAAGAAAAAGGTATCCAACCTGGGCACCAGGAAGTTATCCATGGAGGCCTACAAGGCGGGACGTACCGCCATCATGAGCCTGGTGGGGGACAAGGGCAAGAGCCTGGGCCTGGTGCCGGACCTGTTAGTGGTATCCCCGGCCAATGAGGAGATGGGACGGCAGATACTGGAGGCGGAGTTCATAAACGGCAGCTCCAACGTGTACAAGGGGACAGCAAAACTCCTGGTGGAACCGGAACTGGCGGCCCAGGAGGACGCATGGTATCTCCTGTGTACCAGGAGGTCCCTGAAACCCATCATCTACCAGGAACGCAAGAAGATAAAGCTGGTCAGCAAGACGGCGGATAATGATGACAATGTATTCATGCGGGACGAATTCCTGTACGGCGCGGACGGCCGCAATAACGTAGGCTACGGTTTCTGGCAGATGGCTTATGGCAGCACCGGGGAATCGAGCTAAGGGAGGAGACAGACATGGCATACTGTGAAGCGGGGGACGTCATGGACATGCTGAAGGAGGATGCCATGAACCCTATTATCGGTGACCGGTACATTGAGGACCCCCAAAAACGCCGGGAGATGCTGGAGCCCCTGGCCCGTGAGGCCATCGGGGATGCGGATGCGGAGATAGACGGGTACCTGATGAAGCGGTACCCGGTCCCCATGTCCCCCGTGCCGGCGGTCATCCGGAAGTACTCAAAGGACATCGCGGTCTATAACCTGATTTCACGGGCGGGAATCGATGAAGGGGAACGGGAGAACAACTACCTGACGCGGTATAAGAACGCCATCGCGTTCTTAACAAAGGTGGCAAAAGGTGAGACCGACATCGTGAAGGAAGGCACGGACCCGTCAAAAGCAGCGGCGGAGGGATTCCGGATATCATCCAGCCCAAGGCTGTTTTCCAGGGCAACCATGAGGGGGCTTTAATATGCGGATGACCACAACCCTGTCCGGGGATTTCCCGGAGCTCCAGAAAAAGCTGGCGGGCCTGTCGGACATAAACCGGTCCGCACTGATGAAGGACGTGGCGGAGGGGCTGCGGTCCACCACCATGGACCGGTTCCGGAGCAGGAAAAGCCCGGAGGGGAAGCCCTGGCCTGTCTCCCTGCGGGAACAGGAGGGACAGGGCATCACGCTGACCCAGACCACCCGCCTGAAGCAGTCCATCCGGGCCATCGCGGATTCCACCGGAGCGGCGGTGGGGACCAATACCATTTACGCGGCCACGCACCAGTACGGGGATGAGAGGACCATCCGGGCCAAGAAGGCAAAGTACCTGAGGTTCCGGTACAAGGGTGTGTGGGTCACGGCAAAGAGGGTGACCATCCATATCCCTGCAAGGCCATTTTTAGGGATTTCAGATGAGGACCTGCAGGAAATCCGAAGCGAAGTGGAATACGCAGTCAGGAGGGCCTGATGAGACGGGAAAAGGAATACCTGAAGGAATGCCTTGAAAAGGCAGGGATCAAAAATGAAGTGATTACCACCTGGAAACGGCTGCAGCTGAAGACGGACAGCCATGTGGGAGCGGTGCTGCGGGAAGGCCAGACCATCACGCGAGACGGCTCAAAACGCAACTATGAAGACCAAGACGGGGTTCGGTGCGTGCGGACCAAGGTCTATGCCGTGGACACCCGCTTCAAGGTGGTCATCGGGGAATATTCGGAGGAGGCCTGTGAGGCCATCTTCCTGGCGTTCTTAGAAGCGCTGGGACAAGGAATCCGTCTGGATGGAAACTATGTGGACATTGAACTGGGAGAGGTGGAGTGGGTCGATAAGGAGGACAGCATCCTGAAGGCCAACATCGCATGCCAGATACCGGTCACCTTCCACGGGGGCATTTACCGGGATGACAAAAAGAAAGCGGCATCGGTCGGAGGAATCCGGCCGGCCTGAGAAAGGGAAAGGAAAAAGGCAATGGCAAAGGAAGAAAAGGGGACGGGCGCGGAGACCGCAGCAGAACGGGCTGTGCCTGTCTATGAGACCATAGAACACTGGTACAACGTGCATGGCACGGGTCCGGCCGTCTACGCAGGCACCCTGTGCCTGATGGGCTGGAGGCCGGGGAAACAGGTGACGGAGCAGGAATACCTGGCAGCCGTTACCACATTTGAGATGGGCCCCATGGCCGGAACGGGAGGAACAAGATGAGCTTAAGGGACGTGACATTTGTGGTGGAGGACGGGAGCCTGGGCAATTCCGGAAGCACCGGGACCGGGGTCCACGTAAAGATTGGGGCTTCCCCGGTGGAGGCAGCGGTCCCCATCCTGATTACCGGGAGCATGAAGCCGGAGCAGATAAAGGAAAAGCTGGGGCTCAGCCCCCTGGCAGACGCCTGCATTGACAGCGTTGAGAACGGGGCCTCCCGGATTTACTGCGTGCCGGTCCGGCCGGAGACCGCTGGTACTAACGGGGAGGTTGCCCACAGCGGGACTGGGGAAGGGACCGTAAGCGTAAGCGGAACACCGAACAACGCATATGATATCATCCTCAAGATAACGGAGGACGGCCCGCCCAATACGGCAGCCTTCTGCTGCTCCGTCAATGGCGGATACAGCTACGATACGGAGGAGACCATCCCGCTCGGCGGGAAGAAGGAGCTTGCCGGAACCGGAATCACCCTTACATTTGCGGAAGAATTCAAGGCGGGTGATACCTACCGGTTTTCGACCACGGCCCCGGTCGTGAGCAACAGCGCGGTCCTTAAGGCGGTGGAAAGCCTGTATAACAGTGATTTGGACTTTGAGTTCATCCATGTGGCCGGGACATCCGCGAAAGCGCTTTGGGCCTCTCTGGCCGCCAGTGCGGAGCTGTTCCTGTCCCTGTACAAACGCCCTGTGTTCTTCTTGTGTGAGGCACGTAATAAAGGGGCGGAGGAAAGCCTGGATAAATATGCCGCCGCGCTGAAGGCGGAAGCCAAGGGGATAGACAGCTATTACGTCCAGGTGTGCAGCGCCTGGTCCCAGTACACACGATGGGACGGCCGGGAGCAGTGCATCAACAACGCCGGGATTGTGGCGGGGCTGTACGGGATAGCCGGCGTGGCCCAGTCCATCGGCCGTGTGGATACCTTTTCCATTTCGGAGGCCAAGATGACCCGGCTGATGCCGGAGGGCATAGAGGACTATATCAGCGAGCTGGATGACGCCGGCTACCTGACCTGGCGTAAGTACTACGGCATTGCCGGATGCTATGTAAACAACGCGCGCGTGCTGTGCCGCGAAGGCAGCGATTACCGGTATGCGGAACATGTGCGCGTACTGAACAAGATGATACGGGAAATCTACAAGCAGGCTGTTAACATGGTGCAGATGGATATCAGCGCCTCCG